TAAGAGAGTTTTTAACTCTCTTTTTTTATTGCTAAGGAGAGTGATTAAATTCAAGTAATAATTAAACTTATTATATATTTAAACAAACATCTCGCCTTTTTAGTATTGTAGGCGATAAAGAACAAGACAACCAATTACGTTGGCATACAACGATAAAAATGAAGGAGTGAAAAAATGGAAAAAGAACAATTAATAGCATTAGGACTTACATCAGAACAAGCCGATAAAGTTTTAGGAGCTCATAAAACATACATGGAAAGTTTTGTTCCAAAAGGTCGTTTTAATGAAGAACTAGAAGCTAAAAAGAATTTAGAAACACAGCTTGCAGAAAGAGACAAGCAATTAAAAGAGTTAGAAAAATCTGCTGGAGATAATAAAGAATTAAAAGCTCAAATTGAAAAACTTCAAAATGATAATAAAACTGCTGCTGAAAAATATGCAAAAGACTTATTTGATTTACAATTAAATAATGCAGTTGATGTTGCAATTACAGGAGCAAAAGGAAAGAACTCAAAAGCAATAAAAGCTTTATTAGACTTAGAAAAAGCAGATTTAAAAGATGGTAAGGTTGTAGGATTAGAAGAACAGTTATCTAATTTGAAAAAGTCAGATCCATATTTATTTGAGATTGAAAAACAACCAGCTAATCCAAATGGATTTAAACCTGGTGATGGAAATAATAAAACTCCTGGTGGAGATGGACCAAAAACTTATTCAGAAATGGTAGCTATGTTAGAAGCTAATCCTAACTTAGATGTTAACAATTTATAAAAAAAGGAGAAGATGAAAAATGGCAAAATATTTTGATACAAAAACATTTAATGCTGAGGCATTTGGAAAGTATTCTAGCAGAATACCAAACACAAAAAAGAATGAATTATTAAAGTGTGGAGCAATTAGAGGGAATAAAGAAATACATGATGCCTTTGCAAACCAAACAGGAACTCATTATGCAGTATTACCAATGCTTGGAAAAATAGGAGGAACACCTTTAAACTATAACGGTTCAACAGATTTAACTGCAGGATCTACAAAAACATATAATAGAGGAGTAATTACAATTGGTAGAATGGCAGCATGGACTGAAAAAGACTTTTCATTTGATATAACAGGTGGAGTTAATTTCATGGATAATGTTGCTGCTCAATTAGTTGATTATTGGGCTGAAGTTTATCAAAATACTTTAATAAAAATATTAAAAGGTGTATTCTCAATGACTGGTGGAGAAGAAGCTAAGTTTGTTGAAGCACATACATATGATATAACTCAAAAAGCAGGAGCAGATGGAGAAGTAGGAGCAACAACTTTAAATAGTGCATCACAAAAAGCTTGTGGAGATAATAAAAACATTATCAAAATGGCAATTATGCACTCAACAGTTGCTATAAACTTAGAAAATCTACAAATCATAAAATACTTTACTCAAACAGATGCAAACGGAATGCAAAGAGAAGTAGGATTAGCTACTTGGAATGGTAGAGTTGTATTTATAGATGATGCTATGCCAGCTGAAAAATTTACTGGAGAAAAATATGCAAAAGTAACAGCATCACACCCTGAAGCATTAAAAATTACTACAGCTGGAACAGGAGAAAAAGAAGTAGCATTAGCAACAGTAAATGGTGCAAAATTTGATACTAAATGGACTGCTAAAGAAGGTGAATATGCCGCATTAGTTCCGACAGGAACAAAGTATTCTACTTACTTACTAGGAGTAGGAGCATTTGATTATGAAGATTTAGGAACATTACATCCTTATGAAATGGCAAGAAATCCATATAAAAATGGTGGAGAAGATACTTTAATATCAAGAAAAAGATTATGTTATGCTCCGTTTGGAATTTCTTATAAAACATCTACTACAATATCACCTGATGATACAGAATTAGAAAAAGGTACTAACTGGGAATTAGTAAAATCAGAAGATGGAGAAGTAATAGATCACAAATCTATCCCAATAGTTAGAATAATTTCAAGAGGATAATTATGGAAAATATCAAAGAAATGGTAATTGAAAAGCTAAAATTATTTAAAATAGATGAAGCTACAAGTATAGAATATTTCTTAAATAAAGCTTTATCTAGTATTAATAATTTTACAAATCAAAATTATACATTTGATAGCATTCCAGATGGACTAAAATATATATTAGTAGATAAAGCAGTAGGAGAAATACTTAATTTTAAAAAGCTCAATGGAGAGCTTAAAGATTATGATTTCTCCTCTGTTTTAAAATCTATTAAAGAAGGGGATACAACTGAAACTTATTCGGATACAGTAAAAACACCTGAGGAATTATTTGAGTTTATGCTAAATGATTTATTAATTGGTAAAGATAATGAGCTATATAGATATAGGAGATTACAATGGTAAGAAATTTACAAAAGTTATGGAGAGATACTTGCAGTATTTATAATTTTGAAAAAGTAAAGGATCCAAAAACTAAAACAACTGAGTTTAAAGAAATTTTAGTTCAAGAAAATATTCCATGTAGGATTTCATTTCAAAATATATCTTCTACAAGTGAAACTCCTTCGATAGCTATAACAAATCAAGTTATAAAATTATTTCTTTCAAATAAAGTAGAAATAAAAGAAAATTCAAAAATAGTTGTAACTAGAAATGGGATATCTAAAACTTATAAAGCTTCAGGTATCCCTGCTATATACTCAGTACATCAAGAAGTTATTTTAGTAACTGATAATAAAGGAGCTTAATATGGGACAAGCTGTAAAAATTAATATGGCTGGATTAGAAGGGATGAAAAAGAATTTAGAAAATATACAAAAAAATCAAGCTGAAATAATGGCAAGTCTTGTTAAATCTTTAGGAGCTTTATTATTAAGAAAAGTAATTTTTAGAACACCAGTTGGAGATTATGAAAATGATTTTCAAACTTATAAGAGAGATAATAAAAAGAAGGGCATAAAAGCTGGAGATATAAAATACGATAAAAATGGGAATGCTAAAAGAAAAGGTTATAAAAGTGTAACATCAAAAAATGTAACCTATATATATCGTAGGAGAGGTGGAAATTTAAGAAGAAACTGGACAATAAGTCAAGTTTTTAAAAATGGTAATTTGTATTCAGTTGAAGTTATAAATCCTACCCATTATGCTTCTTATGTTGAGTATGGGCACAGGCAAACACCAGGCAGATTTGTTCCCGTACTCGGAAAGAAATTAAAAAGAGCTTGGGTTTCTGGTAGATTTATGCTAACTATTTCAGAGAATGAAATAAAAGAAAATATGGATGCTATATTAGAAAAGAAATTAGATAGTATATTGAAGAAGGTGTTTGGTAATGCTAAGTAGAGTAGTAAGTGCTATATCTAATACTCTTGAGAAAACATTTCCAGAAGTAGAAATATATGTAAATAAGATTAAGCAAGGTTTTGAAGAGCCTTGCTTTTTTATTCAACTATTAAATCCTAATGAAAAACAAGTATTAGGAAATAGGTATAAACAAAAAATAGATTTAGATATTCAGTATTTTCCTAAGAATGAGGATGACAATTGGGAATTAATGGAAATGGCCCAAAAATTAAATAATACTTTGGAAGTTATTAAAACTGAAGAAGGGGATTTATTAAGAGGTTTAGATAGAAATTCACAGTTTATAGATGGGAATCTTCATTACTTTGTAACTTTCAAACCATTTGTAAGAAAAGTAGGAGAAGAAGAACCATTTATGGAAGAATTAAAAACAGATGTAAAACCAGATAGGAGGGAATAATGGCAACTAAAACAAAAAAAGATGATGAAATTCTATATTCAAAAGAACAAATTATCGCGAGTAAAAAATATTCCAATAGAAAAGATATATTAAATGTTTTATTAAAAGATGATGAAGAATATAGTTTTTCAAGAATAGATGAAATTATAGAAGAATTTATGAATAAGGAGGTTCAATAATGAATGGTGGAGGAACTTTTTTAACTCAAAATAAAGTTTTACCAGGAGCATATATTAACTTTGTTTCTGCTTCAAGAGCAACAGTAAATATATCTGATAGAGGTTTTGCTGCTATTGCTACTGAACTTGATTGGGGAGTAGATGGCGACATCTTTAAAGTTGAAAATAGTGATTTTCAAAAAGATACTATGAAAATCTTTGGATACGACTATACTGATGAAAAGATGAAACCTTTAAGAGATTTATTTATGAAAGCTAAAACTGTTTATCTTTATAGATTAAATGGTAATGGTGTAAAAGCAAGTAATGATTATGCTACTGCTAAATACAGTGGAACAAGAGGGAATGATATAACTATTATAGTTAAGACTAACATAGATGAGTCTAATAAAAAAGATGTTATTACTATGCTAGGAACTAAAAAAGTAGATGCTCAAACAGTTGCTAATGCTTCTGAGTTAGTTGATAATGATTATGTTGTATTCAAAAAATCAGCTCAACTTACAGATACTGCTGGAACTAAACTAGCAAATGGTACTAACTTGACTACTGTAACTGGTGCTGAGCATCAAAAGTTTTTAGATTTAGCTGAATCTTATTCTTTCAATACTATTGGATGTACTTCTAAAGATGAAGTTATAAAGAAATTATATGTTCAATGGACTAAGAGAATGAGAGATGAAGTTGGAGTAAAACTTCAATGTGTTGTATATAGATATCCTGCTGATTATGAAGGAGTAATAAATCTACAAAATAAAGTTAAAGATGAAGGTGCTCCAGAACAATCATTAGTTTATTGGTTAACAGGTGCTGAGGCAAGTTGTGAGGTTAATGCAACATTGACAAATACAAAATATGATGGAGATTTTATAGTTGATACTAAGTTTACTCAATCTGAATTAATCAATGGAATAAAAGCAGGACAATTATTATTCCATAACAATTCAGGAGATCCTTATGTATTAACTGACATAAATAGTTTTACAACAATTACTATTTATAGAAATGATGATTTCCAATCTAATCAAGTGATAAGAGTTTTAGATCAAATCGGAAATGATATAGCTTTACTATTTAATAAAAAGCACTTAGGAAAAAGTAGAAATACAAGTTCAGGAAGAGAAGGGTTATGGAAAGATATAGTTGCCCATCATCAAGAACTTGAAAGAATAGAAGCTATTGAAAACTTTGACCCTAAAAAAGTTACAGTTGAAAAAGGATTGACTAAAAAATCAGTTGTAGTTACAGATCCTGTTACTCCTGTAGCTTGTATGGAAATTCTTTATATGACAGTTGTGGTTCAATAGGAGGTAGATAGAGAATGGCAGATATGATAACGATGAATGCTAAAGATGCTGTATCAGGTAGCTTAGGCGAATGCTATGTTACATTAGAAGGAAAAAGATATAATTTAATGACAGCAATTAAATTTGAGGCAAGTTATGAAAAAACAAAAACTGAAGTACCTATTTTAGGTAAAGTAAGTAAAGGAAATAAATCTGTTGGTGGTAAAGGTAGTGGAACTATGACAGTTCACTATAATGCTCCAATTTTTAGAGAATTATTGGAAAAGTATCAAAATACTGGAGAGGATGTTTTCTTTGAAATAGAAGTTTCTAATGAAGATCCTACTTCAAAAGCTGGTAGACAAACTATCCTTTACCAAGGTTGCAATACTGATGGGGGAATTTTATCTAAATTTGATGCTGGAGCAGAGTATTTAGATGAAGAAATAAAGTTTACTTTTGAGAAATTTATAGTTAAGAATCCATTTAATATTTTAGATGGAATGATATAAGGAGAGATGAAAAATGACAAATATGGAAGTATTCTTAAAACAAAATGCAGTACAAAAAGAAAATAAAAAAGTAGCAGTTTCTGAAAGATTTAAAGATGAAGATGGAAAAGTAGTGGAATGGGAAATAAGACCTTTAACAGCACAGGAAGATCAAATATTAAGAGAAGCTAATACTGAAATTAAAGAATTAAAAGGAAAAAAAGGACAATTATTCCCTCAATTAGATTCTAATAAGTATTCTTCTATGCTAATTGCCGCTTGTGTTGTCTTTCCAGATTTACAAAATCAGGAATTACAAGACAGCTATGGAGTAAAAAACAAACCTGACTTATTGACAGCTATGTTACTTCCAGGAGAGTTTCAAGACTTATTTTCAGAAGTTCAAAAAATCAATGGATTTAAAACACTTGAAGATTTAACTGAAGAAGCAAAAAACTAATAAATGGGGGCGATAGTGAGGCTAATATCCTTTACTATTGCCTCCACAAGTTCCATATATTGCCTAGTAAGTTTTTGGAACTTCCAAAGGAAGAACAAGCATTTATAATGGCAAGTATTCAGATAAGAATTCAAGCTGAAAAAGAAGCTAGTAAGAAATAATGGAGGTGGATTAATGTCAACGATACAAGGTTCTATAATGCTTATGGATGCAATGTCCACTCCTTTAAATAATATCGTTGGTGCTATAAATACAACTATCACTGCTTTGCAAAAAGTTAATAATACTGATGTTAATATTGATACAAGTAGATTAGCTAATGCTCAAACTATGATAGTACAAGCTGGAGCACAATTAAATGAAATAGAAAAAAATATACAGAAAAGAATACAAGATAATGTTGTTGAGCAAAATAAATTTAATACTGCTTTAAGTAAAGGAGTAGATAAAGCTAATTCTTTATATGGGAAAATAAAAAGTTTTATAGGTCTTTATGCAGGAATACAAACTTTAAAAGTTGGACTAGATACTTCAGATAATATTTCACAAACTATGGCTAGATTAAATTTAATGAATGATGGAAAGCAAACAACTGAGCAACTACAACAAGCTATATTTCAATCTGCTCAAAATTCAAGAGCAGGTTTCTTAGATACAGCAAGTGTAGTTTCTAAATTAGGTATATTAGCTCCACAAGCATTTAATAGCAATATGGAAACTGTAAAATTTTCAGAGTTAATAGCTAAATCATTTAAAGTTGGAGGAGCAACAACTTCTGAACAAACATCAGGAATATATCAATTAACTCAAGCTATGGCTTCTGGAAGATTACAAGGAGATGAATTTAAAAGCATTATGGAAAATGCTCCTTTATTGGCACAAGCTATTAGTAAATATACAGGTAAGTCAATAGGTGATTTAAAAGATATGAGTAAAGAGGGATTGATTACATCTGATGTAATAAAGAATGCAGTATTTGCAATGTCAGATGAAATTAATACTAAATTTAATTCAATACCGCAAACTTTCGGAGATGTAGTTAATAAAATTAAAAATAATGCTGTTAATTCTTTTATGGGAATTAGTTCGACTATGAGCAGTATTTTTAATAGTGAAAGGTTTCAAGGTTTTATTGATGGAGTTTCATCTTTTATAAATAAAGCTTTTGTTATGATAAATTGGCTTATAAAAGGTATATCTATGGTGGTAACTGTCCTCTATGAAATATGGGGACCTATTCAACCAATTTTAGTTACAGTCTTAGGATTACTAACAGCATATAAATTAGTTATGGGATTTATAGCAGTAAAAACAGCTATTGCATCAGGGATTGCTACTATTTACAATTTAGCACTTCTTGCAAAACAGACAATGTTAGGAGCAGTTAGTGTAGCACTAGCAAAAGCGACTGCTGCACAAACAGGGCTTAATATTGCAATTTTAACATGCCCAATAACTTGGATTATAGCTGGAATTGCTTTAGTTATTGCAGCTATATATGGTGTTGTGGCAGTATTTAATAAAATTACAGGTAAAGCATATTCTGCAACAGGTCTTATTGTTGGAGTTTTCTATTGGATGGGAGGAATGATTTATAATATAATTGCTGCTGCTTGGAATAAATTAGCACAAACTTTTGTGTCTATTTATAACTTAGGAGTTAGTATAGCTGAATTTTTTGCTAATGTTTTTAAACATCCTATTCGTGCTGTAGCTCATTTATTTGAAAATTTTATAAACTTTTTAATAGATAAAGTTAAGTTTTTAGGTTCAATAATAGATACTATATGTGGAACTAATGTTGTTGGAAGATTAGAAACTGTTCAAACAGCTATTGGTGATTGGGTAAATGAAAAAGTTGGTGGCAATGAAATAACTTTAAAAAGAATGGATGCAACTCAAGTTATGATGGATAGAGTAGGCTTGAAAGATATGTACAATAAAGGTTATGAAAAAGGTGCTAATTTTAGTTTATTTGGTAAAAATGCTGAAACTGGAATAGATACTAATACAGAATTTGGTAATTCTACTAATCCTGAGGTAGCTAAGTCTAATGATTTATTAAAAAATATAGATAAAAATACTAAGAAAGCTGGAGATATGTTAGATTTATCACATGATGAAATTAGTTATTTGAGAGATTTAGCAGAAAGAGAAGCTATTAATAGATTTACAACAGCAGAAGTAAAAGTTGATGTTGGTGGAATAACTCAACATGTTGCTAGTGCTCTTGACTTAGATGATATTGTAGACTATATGACAAATAAAATGGAAGAAGGTATTGCGATAGCAGCGGAGGGAAGTTATGAATAATTTTATGATAGATAAAGGATATATTTTTTATTTAGATGGAATATTGGTCCCTATTACTCCTTCTTCCATTACAACTAAAATTAATAATAAAAATAAGGTTATAACACTTATCAATGATGGAGATTTTA